CGCCGTAGCTGAACTTGCCGCCGCAGTCGCTTGAGTTGTTGCTTGATTTACTTGTGAAGTAGCCGCCGTATCAACATAATTCTTTGTTGCGGCGTCTTGTGCTGACGTAGGGTCTACAACATTTCTTAATTTTTTAGTACCTACATCATATTGAAAGTCTGAGTTTGATATTTTGATAACATCATCTGCGTCATCAATAGCTTCCTGAGACATAAAGAAACCTTGATTAGAGTCTGTATCTAAATCATTTTCTGTTAATACTGAGCCTGAAGCATAATCTACTAATTTTGTTCCTTGACTTGTTGTACGCCTAATTTCAATAGCGGCACTATTAGCAGGAGCGGAACTAAAGGTAATTGTCGTACCTGCACCATTCCAACTAAAAGCTGTTGTAGCTGAACCTGCTACAGTAACAGTAATATCTGCTTGGTCTCTGTAACTAAAAGGTACAGAATACGCAGTTGTACTGCCGTTACCAGTGTAACGTACAAAACTATTAGCCATGCTTATCCTTTATTTGTGAATTTCTCTTCTAAGAAGGGAACTTTATTTTTGAGCGTTTACGGCTTTAAGCCATATTTGTAGAGATGAATTTAGTTTCTCTTTTATAAATATCTCTCTATTTTTAAGAAGATTGATTAATTCATTATTATCTTTAAACATAATGTCATAGGCTTCCCCCTCAAAATCATGCACTATTTTTAATAAGAATTTTTGTTTATAGTCATCACCTGCAACAATACCTTCAGGTAGTTTATTCATTTGACTTGTAGGGTCAGTAATTTGATGTTCTATAATTTCTTTTAATGACGCTTCTTTTTTTAAGGGTGCATAAAAGACTTTCATATCCTGCTTTATTTCTAACCACCTATCATAGTAAGTTTGACCTTTATGTTCACCAGTTTTAAATCTTTTTTCTTTTAAGTTTATTCCTGTGTGTTTATCTATTTTACTAGGAGCAGTATAATCAAAATCTCTTTCATTAAAGAATTTTGCTACAATACTATTCTTAAATTCTGTCATAGCAAAAGGAGAAGACCATAATCCTGTCTTTCCGCCTAAGCCAAAGAACCACCCTCTTTCTCTATCAATCTTTTCTCCAAAGATATTACGTTGAGGCATAACTCTATTAGGGTCATCTAAAGGATTTAAAGCAGATAATCTGTCTGAAAATCCCCATATTTCTCTTTCCCAACTATCATTAACTCTACTAACATATCGCATAAAACCTGATAATGGTGCAAATTTATTTATAAATCTACCATACATAGAAGCCGCTAATCTTTCAGGGTCTCTTGTTTTCATCATACCATCACCTAAAATTAAATCTGCTGTTTCTAACATATTTTTTGTATAAAATTTTGATGTAAAATTTCTTGTCATTGAAGCAATAACAGACATAGATAATTCTACATATTTATTTTCTACTTCTTCAGGTAAATCTTCATTGTGTTTTAAAAATTTATTTAATGCTTCTGTCATATCTGCCGCTATAAAAAAGGGCATTAAAAATGGGTCTAATCTATTAAGAGAAATGTGACGTCCATCTTGTGTTCTTAATGCGTAAGGTTTCCAACCAGTTGAAGCAGACCTTTCATCATTTTCTTTATAATTAGGAGAACCACCACTTGTTACCATTCCAAATTGTGCCGCCATAAATGCACTACCCCACAATAACCAACCCATCTGTATTCTAGCGTTAGCTTCCGCCGCTTTTTCAGGATTTAGATATTTACCAGTTACTTTATCTTTAGCCAACATGTGACGCATTTGTAATTGGTATCTGCCCACTAAAGGTAAGTGTTGAAAATTCCATCTTAATAAGTTTGAAGGAGTATTAATAAAGTGTAACCCAAATACTCTTGACCATCTATGTTTTGACGTCCATGCTAAAATACCGCCTGTTACGTTACCTTTTAATCGTTTACCAGTTTTAGGGTCAAACGCCATTTGGTGAGCAGATTGCGTGTAAGTAGAGTCTCTTGCGTATTCTAATGGGTCATTAATTTCATAAGCGTCTGCTTCTGTTGTACCTTTAACATTACCTGCTTCTATAGCTTTACCACTGTTCTCTTGATATAATTTAGAGCGTCTTTGAAATTCTGCTTTATAGGCTTTTCTATTTTTTAATTGAAGAAAACTACTAGATATTAATTCAGGATTTTCTCTCATTATAGCTGAGTTAACTTGTGCCGCTACTCTAGCTTTAAAGGTCATAGTTTTTAAGAACTCATCACCTGCACTGAGAAGTCTTAGAGGTAGCGTTAATGTAAATGAAGAAGGTCTCCAAACAAATTTATTAACACCTTTACCTACAAAACCAAAAGGAGAAGTTAATAAATCTCCCCATTCATTAAACCATCTTTGCAGTTGACCTTGACGAATGTTGTTATCAACTTTCATTTGCATAGCATCTAGCACAGGTCTTCCCTGCCTAAACCCTCTGCCTAATCCCTGTATTGCATGAAGTATATAATAGTATTGATAGAAGTATGTTTGTAAGGCTTCTCTCGCTACTGTACCTGCTCTAGCTTGTCTTGTAACTCCCATGTTTGCCGCTCTTAACAACATAACAAAAGGCTTCCATTGTGTTTGCACAAGAGAAGAAGCTATGTTTAATATGTGTGTATCAGGAGAAGAAAGTAAGTTGTTATTGACATACTCTGCCGCTAAATCCCAACTCTTTACTTTTCTAACATTTTGCATTGCGTCTTCAATAGCTTCATTACTATCTAACTTAGCAACTTGACGCCAAAACTCTTCAGCGTTTCCATCAATTTTTTGTTTAGCTAATTTTGGATTTTCAGGATTAACAATTAATTCTGCTACATTTAATTCTTGTCTATTAATACGTTGAGCCGCTTGAGCTACAGCTATATTATTCTGTACTTGTTTTTTAACAATTAATAATTCTTTTCCTAATTCATCTCTTTCTGTTAATTCTTTTAATATTTTTGATTTTTCAACTGGCGTTAAATTTTCAAACTCCAACATACTTGCTAGTCTTTTTATGTCATCAATATTTTTAAGAATAACCATATCGTGAGCTAAGACAGTAGCCGCTAATTCTTTACCTTGAGAACCAAACTTTTCCATAGCTTTAATAACAGCTTGAGGATTAACGCCTAATCTCTCAGCACTCTCTTTAATCATTTGAAAAGATTTAGTTGCCGCTATTTCTTCTAAAACATTTGCTATTTCTTTAACAGCGTTTTTTAAATATACAGTTGTACCAAAAGTCCCATCAGACATACGTTTATAATTAAACATAGTCTTAGGAGGCTTATCTGAATTAAGTAAACCTTCTTTAGCTGTCTGTCTTAATGATTTAATTCGTTGGTCTATTGTTTCATTAGGATTAATTTTATTCTTTGCTTCTATTTCATCTATTTGTTTTTTAGTTTTGTTTTTATAAAAATCATTTCCTTTTTTAGTTATAGTCAAATCATCAAATAATTTTTTACCTGTTATTTCACTACGACCATAATTATGTAAATCAACAAGGTTTTTAACAGAATTATTTTTCTGTTGTCTTGATGTTAATTTAAAACCTCCATAACTAAAAGCTCCACCAAAAACTGTACCAAAGCCAAATCCTGCGGCTGTTGAAATACCTAAATCTTTAAGACTAAACTCATCTTTAATATCAGCTTGTATTGCTGTTGTTTGTAAAAGTGTACTATGTAATGCTCCTGTTCCTGCACCAATACCCCCTTCTACTGCCGCACCTTTAAGTACAGCTTTCTTTAATCCTTTTTTAGTAGCTTCTTTTTGTGCTTCTATAATAGCTCGTTCACTTATTTCTTTTGCAACTTTACCTTTAAGAGCTTCTTTAAGAGCTACCTGATAAGTTTCTTTAGCTACTTGTTTACCAATACCAAAAGAAAGTAAGTTAATAGGGTCAGCTATCATTGCTCCCCCAAAATCATATAACCAACTTCCAAAGGTTCTATTAGGGTCATTCCAAAAATTAGGTAAAGATTGATACGTTTCCTGTATGTACGCAAATTGTCTTAATCTTTCAGGGTCATCAGCAAAGACATTATATAAATCAAATGACATAGACGTTGTATTATTATTACGCCATGTTCTGTCATTATAAAAATACTCTAATAAGTCAGCATGAGACATACTTTTAAAATCATCATTAAAAAATTCTTCGCCGTCTCTATGGTCATAATAACTTCTTAGAGTTTCTAAAAACTTTTCTGTTTGTATTTCGTCTAATGCGGCTTGAGCCGACATTGGTTTTCTAAGAGCTGTTGTATCTACATCAACATTATAGGATATACCTGTCGAGCCTCCTTCAATTTGGTTTTCTTGTAGCGACTCATCTTCAAAACTATATGTTTTTAATATAGGTTCAATAGGTTTTTCATCTTCTATCTTAAATCTATCTGCCATTATTTAGGTCTATATTTTATTATTAATCTTTTAATTAATTCATCTATTTGGTCAGGAGTAATATATAAGTCTTCTAATTTTGCGACTTTCCAATCATTACCCATGTCTTTAATATTTAAAGAGTCATCAGAAGATATTATATTATTAACTTGGTTAACAAGATAATTAACCATGAGGTCAGCGTCTTCATTACTAATTTTGTCGAAAATTTCTCCTAGATATTGTTTAGGGACATCATTAGATAAAATATTTTGCACAATGAATTTTTCAATCTCAGGTAAAATTGTTTTATTTTGCCAGTCTGTTATTTCAGCACCTTCAAAAGAGAACCACTGCTTATCATCTTTACCAAAAGTAAATGCTTCTTTTAATTCATTAACTGGAAAAGCTAATGTTTGAGCTAATTGTAAATTATAAAGTATATTTTCTACACCTTTATCAATACTTTCAATTTTTACTTGCTCTTCTTCTTCAATTTTCTTCTGTTTCTCTATTTCTTCATTTTCTTTATCTATCAATTCCTGTTCAATTACAGTCATAGGTTTAGCGTCATCATTTGTACCCATAGGATTTGTGTTAGCGTCTCCATAAGTTTTCATTACATAATCACCTAATGTCTGCATAAACTGTCTTCTATCTTCATTAGAAGGTTTTTTCCCATGCTCATCAAAATAGCGTTTTTCATACGCATTAATTTCTATAGTCATGTAGTTAGCCGCTTTTCGTAATGCGTTATTACCACCTTTTGCCTGAAATGCACCTGACGTATCAGTGTAAGCTCCTCTAATAGCACTGTTTATTAGACTTATTTGTTCTACATAAGTTGAGTTAGCCATATGTATTGGTGCAGAATTATTCTTAGCGTTAGCTGTAGCCGTTCCCCATAATCCTAATGCACCTGATAAGTGTTCAACTGGAATATTATTATCTGCCATATACTTTGTAATATCACTTGGGTTTTCAAAATTACCTTCAATAACCATTACAAAGAAATCATCTACGTCATCAGGATTAACAGTTATATTTCTATCAGCATTAATTAATCTATCAAATTGTAAAACTGAAGGAGGGTCTATTTCAAGTAACAAATCTCTAGCCTCATTTTGCATTTCAAAGTCACCTCTGTTTTCTTCGTTAAAAGCCAAAATTAATATGTCAGAAATTTTCTTTTGTTTTTCATCTTCTTTATCTATTCTATTTTGATTTTCTAATCTTGCACTCTTATCATTTAATTTAGAAACTAATTCTGTTACTTGAGTTTGATTTGTACTAAGTAGAGAACCTAATTCATTACCTCCTGCACCTGTCCCTCTGTCTGACGTAAGTATTTCTAAAGCAACTTGTATGTCTTCAGGAGTTTTAGCTGTCTGTAAAATAACTTCTGCATGACGTATAGCAACTTCATTCATTTCATCATTACTAAAGAAATATTGTTTTTGACCATCTACAGAAGGAAGCTCTGTATTAAGTGATTTAACCATAGACCAATAATCATTATCTATATCAGTAACAGTTTGTAAAAGGGTAACACCTGCTTCCATTTTTTTATTATGAGCATACTTAGCTCTGATAACACCATCTTTAATAGCTTCTTCTGCTTTGTATTGATTAAAGACTGTAGCAAAACCTGTAACATAGGCTTGGTCTTCGCCATTAAAATCAGGAATATGATTTTTATAAAACTCTTCTAAAGTTTGCGTGGTGTGGTCATA